AATTTCAGTTCAGCGATAATCTTATTAGCTTGCACCTTGGCTTGGGGGTCATCGTCAAAACAAACAGCCACACGTTTGAATGTGTTTGCAATAACTCTAACTTGTTTAGGTGTGTACTTAATTCCAGATACCGCACAAGAGTTAACTCCAAATCTCCAAACATCAGTTGGTCCCTCAACCAAAACAATTGATTCTTTCCATTCTGTTTGTTTTCCATAGATAATTTCTTTATGTGGTATAAGTTCCCTATCCTTTGGACAAGCCTTGTATCTTCCAGGATCTTTCCCAGTAATGTCACGACTGTCAAAACTGACTTGTTGACCATCCCAAATAAAGGGAATAATAATTCTGAATTTGTAGTCAATGTTGTCCAGTTTGGAGTAAACTCCTGTTCCCAAAAGTCCCCAAGTTTTGATTAACAAGTCGGGGTCAAAGTTACGACTTTCCAGATATTTCCTATGATTTGCTTGCAAAGGTTCACAATTGGAAGGTAGTTTGAATGCTTTTGCCCTGATTTTTATTATTGGCTCCTTCTTTAATATGATAGTATCATACTGTTTAATAATAGCTTTTAACTCTTTGTAGTTTGAAATTTTCAGAAGGGCAGAGAGAGCATCATAAATAGTTGAATGTCCATGTCTCCAACATGAAAAAAAGTTACCATCAATATTATAACCAAGGTGCAAGCCAGGGTTACCTCCCGGAGGGCAGATAGGGCACTCTGTATTAACCCATCCTTCCCTGCAATGTTTATGACCCTCCGTTTGGTAAGGGATAGAAAAATCTTGGTATAATTTTATTATATCCATTTATGCAATGTGTCTTATATGTAGGATTCTTTTCCTTTTTCCATTTTTGTCATATTCTATTTGAACAAATTTTCCAAATAGTTTTTCTTTTTGGAGAGTTCCCCTTCTCATTTTTCTGTTTGGAAAATTGTGAAAGTACCCTGTGGGTATGGGATTCTTAACATTCCCCATATTGTCATATTCTTTTACATACGGGGTGTTTTTCATTTTCTTAATAGTTTTAAATTAATTTAACAACCAAGTGCATATTGATAATAAGGATTATCTATATTCTTTTTAATTTGTTCTAATGCTTTTATTAGAACATCTACGCTTTCTTTGTTATAGAAATTAAGTCTTACTGCTGGAAGTTCTTCTATATTATCTTCATCACCCAATAAAGAGGAACCAACAGTTCTTGGTGCTGTTAATTGTTGTAGTAAAATAGAAGTTACAGGATCAACACTAACAGATATAACCCCATTCTCTTTTGTTTTAGAAAATTCAACATCAGTTAATAAACCTTTAGTTATAATCATTTTAATAAGTATTTAATTATAAATAATTTTAATATCTGAAGTGTTACCAACACCCACAAGTTTACTATCTCCCCAATTATTCCATCCATTTTTCAAATTACTACATTCAGAATATCTTTTACCTTTAAATACAGGATAAGATGTTTTGTTGTAATTAAGATTATAATCAAAAGATAGATTATCTTGTTTTTTACTATAATAAAAAGCATAATCTATATGTTTCTTAGTAAACAGAGTTATAAAAAACGCCATTAGTTGAAGAGTATAACTTGAAAGATATACAAACCATTTAGAATGATTGCTGTGTTTAGTACATGGTTTTTCAAATTTTCTAAATCTTTTCATTTTAGTAAGTATTTAATTTAACATTATACAAATTTATTTTATATTTTAATTCAAAGCAACCTGTAAATCATGCAAACCCACTTCAATTTTCTTTTCATCCCAACCTCTTCTTATCATGGTTTGCCTTATCTTTTTCTCTCTTTCAGGAGGTTTTGCAAATGTATAAAAATTTGACCTGTCAAACATAATCTTTGCTATTTGTTGTGCCTCAAAACTCAAAGCATCCCAAAAGTTCGTAACCGAAAGTCCGGGTTTATTTATTACCTCTGGTGCATCAATTGAAACAGTTTCAAGATAGGGTTTTTCAAGTTTCACATAGTTTTTTAAATGAGCAGAAACACAATGCCAAATATAAGTTGAAAGTTTGGCTTTTTTCGGATCGAAAGATTTCAGGGCTTCATGATATGCAATGTAGGCTTCTTGAAATAGGTCATCAAATTCTACTCCTGTTGTAAAGGAATAAGAGTTTGCAAGTTTTTTTAACAGTTTTTCGTTTTCCATTTTAATATCTCCTTAAATTTGTGCGTAATTCATCTGTTTCTTTTTCTAATTCTCTTAAACGATTTTCCTTTTTTAATCGTTCCTTAATTTCTTCTGTTGTTCTTGCTGAAACAGAATATTCAAATTCTTCTTTCATTGGAACAATAAGTAAGATAAGACCACATTCAGGGCATTTCTTTTGATAAGTCATTATTCTTCCTCCAAGATTTGCACCATGCCCATCCATGTTTTCATGCCCACATTTAGGGCAAACAATTTTTTTCGTTGTGTCCATACTTTCTAATTTTTAAGTTTATTTATTTATTTTTTGAAAATTCTATTTTCCAACAAATACATAAAGCAATTATATGTACTAGGACATACCCAAGACAGGAATAAATTATAAATTTAGGAGTTATTTCTACCTTTAAACAGCCACAAATTATGAGGTACATTATAAATAATAAACAAGTTATTACCCATGTTATTTCAGCAGGTTTTAAAAAAGTTTTGTTGTGCTTTTTCATAATTTCTATTTTTTGTAATTATTTTAAGATTATTATTCTTTTTTCTTTTGGTATTAAATTACAAATTTCATCAAATGTTGGTGGTTGTTTTTCTTTGAGGTATTCTTTTTTTAAATCATCCTCAAAAGCAAACTCGTGAGTAAAAACAGGACGATTTAAAACTTTTTCAATAGCTTCATGGAATCTGTCAAAAGGCATACAAAGAAGTTCTGTAAATAGTTGAAATTTTACAATTTCTTCATTGGTCATGTCTTTCCATATTTCAGATTTAGCTATTTTAATAGCTTGTTCTTTTGTTAATTTTTTCATAATTTCTAATTTTTAAGTTTATAAATAGGATTTCATAATTTCATGCAATAAGTTTCCTTGTTCTGTTTCTTTACCATCAAGAACAGCATCTAAAACATTTCGTTTTTCATCTAATATTTTAGCAATTTTTTCTTCAATGGTATTCTTTGCAAAAAAGTAATAAACAACAACCTGTTTTAACTGCCCAATTCTGTGTACCCTGTCAGTTTTTTGATCCATACCCCCTGGTGTCCATTCAAATTCTAAGTGAACTAAATGATTTGCTTTTGTTAATGTATATCCTTTGTCGGCTGCGGAACTCCCAATAAACAATCTAATTTTTTCATCAGTTTGGAATTGATCTACAAACCCTTGTCTTTTTGGGACAGAAACAGAACCATCTACTTTAACAGCAATTTTATCAAATTCTTCCATCAAAGCATCTACAACAAATTTATGATAACAAAACACAACAAGTTTATTATCTGATTCTAAAAAGTTTTTGATCCATTCAATAGCTTCCGTTAATTTCCCTTTTACTGCAATTTGTTTTAAACCATTCATTTTTTGTGCAGCCTCCATTGTAGATATTCTTTGTGCAGCTTCAATTCCTTTTTCCTTTCTTATGTAAGCAATAAAATCTGCTTCCGCTTCCATATATTCTTTTTTATTGTTTATTGCAATAGGGACAAAGGAGTAAATTTTGTCGGGTAACTCTTTTAATACATCTTCTTTTTTACGTCTTATCATTAAAGTTTGGCACAAAGTCTGGTGCAATTCGTCAGTATGACTTGCACCATTTACATCCATACCAAAGCCATTATTGTGGGCATTGCAGTATCTTCTTGTAAATGCAATAAAATTAGGAAACAAGTTTTTATCCAGTATTTGCAGAGTATTGTAAATTTCAATTGGTCTATTAACAATTGGGGTACCAGATAAAGCTATTATATGAGGTACTTCTTTACAAAGTTTTTTAACTGCTTTTGTTCTTTTGGTGGATGAGGACTTCAGGAGATGAACCTCATCCAATACAATTATTTGTGGTTTTTTCTTTTTCAATTCTTCATACCATCCAAATACAATATCATAATTTATAATAAGAATTTCACCTTTTGTTTTGTAAGGAATAGTGCTGGAGAGTACTTCAACTTTTGGATTTGGAAGCCATGCTTCAATTTCCCTTTCCCAATTCAATTTCAAACTTGCAGGACAAATGACAATAACAGGGGTTTTATCTCTATGTAATTGTATGTAACCTATTGACTGGATGGTTTTTCCAAGTCCCATAGAGTCCGCAATTAGACATCTTCCGTCTTTGTTTTCAGCAAAAGCTACACCAATAGTTTGAAAGTCTCTCAAAGTTCCTTTCAATCCGGGAATACCACTTAAAACAATTTCTTTTGTGGTTTTGTCATTGTTCAGCAAATAATTTTGGAGTTTTTCATCAACTGAAAATCCCCAAGACTGTAATTGTTTTACAGTTCCCTCATGAAAAGGAGCAGACCAACATTTGTCTTGTGGATGCCAAAGTCTTCCGGGAATTTCCCTGACTTTGTTGAGGAGAGTAAGGTCATATTCAAAAACGATTTTTATGACCTTTTCTCCCTTATGGTTTTCTGCTAATGAAACTATGTTTTTAGTCATTTGTTATAAGTTAGACTCAATCCATTCTTCCAAATCAAAATCTGTCTTATGACACGATAATACATTAACTTGATTTAACATGCCAATTACTTCTTCTCTTGTCCAACTATCTTTAATTAATCGAATATTGATAGTATTACCTGAATTGAGTTTAAGCATGTCCCATTTATGCCAAAATTTACCATCATCAAATCTTCTCATACAATTTTCACCGCCACCATAATGAATACATTTAGTTAATTTCTCTTGTGTGTCACAAATACAAGCAGATTCAATATGTTCATCATACTCAACCATTACTTCTTCAATCTTATTTCCTTTATTGAATTCTGATACATAAAGATCAATAAATGATTGAGGAATAGAAGGAAGAAGTTTATTAGGACTTTTACCATAAACTTCTTTAGTTGTATCTTTAACAGTAAGAGAAGAGTCTGTTGAAGCAATAACTTTTAATATATCTTTATTCATATTAAGCCGGACAAAATTACAATTAGTTTGAAATGTATGATTTTCTTCAATATAATAGTCATTATCTTTAATCTCATCATCAGATAAGATATAAAGATGTTGTTTCTGAAAATATTGATCATTTTCAATATTAATAGTATTGCCATAGTGTATTAACATACCTTGTTTAGATAAACCTAATCCAAGTATTGCTTTTCCATCAGTAGGAAGCATAATTACTTTACATTTTTTATACATGACTTTATAGTATTAGATATTAGTTAATTTAATTTATTTGTTTACTTCCCGATTGCTTTTTGCTTCCAGGAATTTGTTTATCTGTTTTGTTTTCTTTTTCAACATCTGTTTCTCCATATTTTTGAAGATTTTCAGAATCAATTTTGAAACATAGGTCTGCTAAATAGGGTTCATTCCATTCTTTTCTGCAATATGCACAAGGATATTTTCGTTTCATTTTAATAATCTATTGCTTCCTGTTTTGTAATGAAAGCATTAATTCCATTTGAGCATTCGACTAAAGGAGAAGGATCAAAAAAATCAGGAGTAACAATTTCACCAACTTTATAAATAAAGTTTGATTGTTGTTTTGAAACACCCTCTTTAACTTTCTTTTTTCCATCATAAATTGCAACAACTTTTGCAAATTCAAATCTGCATTTTCTGTATCCTACTGCATTTACACGTTTTGCTTTTGCAGGAATGAGAAGTTTTGCAAGTAAATCATTTCTGAGTTTTTTCCAAACTATTAATTCTCCTTCAGGAAGAATAGTTGTTTGGTTGATTAGTTTCTTTAGGTCAGCAGAACGGAGGTTAGCATAACTGAGGTCAGCAGAACGGAGGTTAGCATAACTGAGGTCAGCAGAACGGAGGTTAGCAGAACGGAGGTCAGCATAACGGAGGTTAGCAGAACGGAGGTCAGCATAACTGAGGTTAGCATAACTGAGGTTAGCATAACTGAGGTTAGCATAACGGAGGTCAGCAGAATGGAGGTCAGCATAACTGAGGTTAGCATTTTTGTTAATAGCTTCCAAAACAGTTTCTTTAATACTGTTGTTTTCTTTTTCAAATTTAAATAGAATTTTTCCGAAAATGGATTTAATAGTAATTTTTGTTTTCATTTTTGTAAGTTTTATATGATTAATAAAAGTTAATTAAAGTTCAGAATCTACAAAATCTTTATAAGCTACATAAGAAATACCTCCACAAATGAAGGAAAGGCATCCTAAATCAATTCTTTTCAGGATTAAGGCACAGACACCAATGACAACTGAAAGTGTCAGAAACGTTATTAAAACGATTACAGTAAGGTATTTCATTCTGTTGCTTTTTTAATTGCTTCTTTCACTTGTCTTATCATTGCAGATTCATATTCTAATTTCCGATCATCTACAAATTTTATGAATCTCATAAGTGATTCTAATAATTCAGGAGCAGCAGCAATTAGTTTTGCGTTTGCCTCTTGTTCATCCAATTGCTGTGCTTCTGATTCACAAACAGGAAGTAATATTTCAGCAATAGGATTCATTACAAAATCTTCAAAAGTGTCATTTCCAATTATAAAATTACTACTCGATGGATGTGGATAATTTAATATCCAAGGGCCTTTTGTGTGTTTCATTTTTATATATGTTTTTCAAGGTTACACAATAAAGAATACATTTCATTAAAAGCCATATACCTTCCCTAATAAAATTTTTGATTTTCCGGTTCAGGATATTTGTATCTTAAAACAGTTGCTTCATTTGCTTTTTCGTTCGCCGTCCGTTTCAGCAATTCCAGGAGTTCTTTTGTAGTTTTCATTTTGTTAGTTTTTTTAATTGTTTCATAATTTTCCTGACTATCTTTTTTGAGCATAGTTTCATTCTTATCTACAAAATGCTGAATATCCTCATAAAAACACTCAGGTATAATTTCCTTTCCTTCCCTGTCTTTATAGATCAAATCTTTTGCCGGAAAAGTTACCTGAAAAGGATTATACAATTTTAGTAGTACTTCTTCCAATTCTGACAAAGTTTGCAGAATTTTATCATTTGCTTTTATCTTTTGATATGCAAGTGATTCTGATTTTTGGTTTGTTTGTTTCATATTTTACAATGTTTGAAAGTAGCATTATAAAGAGGAACCAATTCATTTTGTTCTTTATGTAATTCCTTTCCTGTCATTTTTTCAAGTCTTTTAAAATCTTTGTCCCATTTATAATTGGGATTTATTCTTTGATTCATTGCCTGAATATTACAAATAACAGTCATTAATTCAGGATTCTTGTTTAGTTCATATTGTATTTTCATTTGATTAATGTATTAAGTTATTTTTAGTTCATTTAAGACCTTTAAAAGTTATCTGAATGGTATTTATCCATTAAAGATAAAAGTCTGTTAAATCATTCTAAATTACCATTCTCATCAAAATAGTAATCATTTGCTTCAATAGTTTCAATTATTGCCTCTTCACTTTGCAAATAATCACATTCATTTTGAAGGATAGTAGCATAGTCTTTTAAAATGCTTTCCAAAAATTCTTCTTCCAGGTCCTCTGCTTCATAGTCAAAACCAGATTCATTTCCTTCTGCAACTTTGGCAGTATTTATACCATCAGAATATTTTGTAACAAGATCCTCATAATCTTTTATAAATTGGGAAGCAGTTTTATAAGTATCACAAGTTTCTCCGTGATTATGCATAATCAATTCAGAGCATTCCAATGCTGAGGAAACAAATTCTCCTGTACAATGCTTGTTGCTATTAAGATCAAAATATTTTAATTTTAATCCTATTTGTTCTGCATCATCATAAATGCCTTCCCACCAATTAAAATCTACATTAATATCAAACAATTTTTCAATTGCTTTTTGTTTTGCCTCTTCTGACAATTCAGAAAATTGATACAGGATAATAGTTTTTGTTTTCATAATTTTAAATATTTGGTTAACGTTTTTAATTTTTTCTTTTGGTTTGTAAATTTTTGGTTAATCTTCCGGCACAAGTTACCAGCTTATACCGGAAGAAACTTATTAACCAAAAATGAAAACTATATGAAAATAGCACGATAAGTCCCCATTTTTGTAATATGTACCCCCCACAAATATCCGTTTTCGTGTGCACGTACAATTTTCTTTGCATATTTTACAGAACAATGGTCTGAAAGTTTTTCAACTGACAAGTCTATAAATTTAATTATTTTGTCAGATTTTTTTGATTCATAGATAGGTATTTTTTCCATATTCTTACTTTTGAAGTTCATTTATAACATTATTTAGTCTGTTTTCTTTTTCGTTTTCACTTAACAGGTCCCAATCTGCTGGAATATCTAATCCAGGCAATCCTGCCAAAAGCATACGTTTTTTCCAGTCATTTTTTTCCTTCTGAGCAGAACAAAGTAAACCTCCCATTTGTGCAACCATTGAAATACTGTTAAACATGCTTTTTGCCTGTTTTTTGTATTCTCCTCTTTGTCTTTTCAGGAATTTTGTAATTGTCCCTTTTGCAAAAAGATCCTTATTAAAATTTAACAGTTTTTCAATTACTGTTTCATACTCGAAAGATTCCCAGGTACGATTCAAATAACAAACCTTTGTTTCTGAAATAGTATTATAAAATGTAGTTTGTTTCAGTTTTGCAATATGCTTAAATCCGTTTCTTGTTTTTTGGTAGTCACAAACAATTTGATACGATTTGTTAATTTTAAATGTTTTCATAATTTTCGTTTTATTTGGTTAATAAATGTAAGTTATTTTATCTTTTTTGTTTCATTTGTTAATAAGTCAAAGTATTTTTCATTTCAATAATGGTATTATTTGAGCAATTTTTCAACTTCTGCAAAGGTTAATTTTTGCATATTTGGTAATGGATAAACATGTGATACCCCATTTAAGGAATTAAAGGAATAAACACCAATAGTAAAATATCCATTATTGTTTTGTTCAGTATAATTTAAAACTAAATTTGGTTTGCTTTGTTTCAAATCTGAAATAAACCAAAGATTAGAAATATATTCTCTTTGTTTTCGGGTTAATTTTTTCATTTTTGTAGTTTTTTGGTTAATATTATTCTTTTACATTTATTTCTAATGGAGCAATTTTGAAAAATTCGCTTTCAGGCGTATTGATAGATAATTGAAATTTGCGTCTGTATTCAGTTCCTGAGTCAGTATAATACGAAAATATTGCTTCAGAAAAATGTTTTCTGTTATCAAAAACATCTGTTTTGTTTTCTGAATATTTTTCTAAATTATAGCGATATGCTTTCATACAAAATAAAGTTTATTGTTAACTTCTAAACTGATATTTTCCTGGTTCAATTCTTTTTTAAGGTCCTCACAATAGTTAATAATAGACTCTATATGTTTTTTTAGGTCTGTTTCTTTACAGTAGCTTTCACAAACTGTGATATTTTCTTTTATGAGTCCACTATTAACAGAATTCCAGCAACCAATGGCGGAATAGCTTGTTGATCCTCCAAAGAAGTCAGATAACAATTTAAGGGTATTATCTACAAATTTGGAATTGTCCGAAGCTATATTTATATCTATTGTTCCAGGTATGTAAATTTTTACATTTGATTCGAGGACAATAAGATTTTTTAAGGTTTTATGATTATTCATAATAATTTATTTATTATAAGTTACAATATAATAAGGATCTGCAATACCTAAAAAAGATATTAATTTTGTTTTGTATCCTTCTCTTTTCATATGATTCTGAAATTTTTTAGCATCACTAAAAAATGCAAATCTTTTTGTCTGTTTTATTTCTGTTAATCTTTTCATATCTTTTTTTACTTTTGGTTAATTTACAGGATCTTAAAAAAGATCCTGTCATCATTAATTTAACCGGACTTTGAACCGGCAAAAGTATTTTATTTATTAAGATCAGTTAAAATATATTCTCCTGATTCAATTTTTTGTTCTGTTTCCTTTTTTGTTTCACCTAAAAATAAATTACGGTATTTACCTGTTGTTTTTGAGTAATCCCAATAATTTACATCCAATTGAATAGGACCAATAAAGGGACAAAAACAAATAATTGAGTTATAGGATTGAAAAAAAGATCCTTTGTCTGTTGTTATTACAAATTGATTTTTTGCATGGAATTGTTCTGTTTTCATTGTAGTAAGTATTAAAGGTTAATTATTTCTTTGGTATGTATGAAAATAGTCAATGTTATTTTTGATTATAACATAGTTGAGAAGCTTTTTTGTTTTGTTTGGTTTTCTGATTGTCTTTTTAGTTATTGTTTTCATATCTGTAAAGGTTAAATAAATGATACAATAAGAATGTAAGTAATTACGATAGCAAAATAGATTTGCAAAATTCTAATCCCGATTTGTTTTTTCGTTGTTTTCATGGTAGTTTATTTATTTTCAATTTCAAAACTTTCATAAATAGTACCGAATATGTTTTCAACACCAAAATAAGATTTTAGATCATATAATTGATGTATTGAATCATCAGATAAAAAATTTTCCTCAGTTTGACTGATGTAATCTAAGAAACTAATTTTATCTAATTTATTGAACAAATCAATTATTTCCTTTTTTGATACTACCGTATAATCAAATGTATCATAATTACACCCATCTAAGGAGCCAACACCGTAATAGCAATGAATAGTATTATCATTGTGAATAAGACAAAGCAAACCATACTCATATAATGAGATTTCATTACTTTTATCAATACCAGAGTATTCCTTTAAGTCAGATAATTTAATATTTTTCATAGCAGTTATTTATTAGAGGTTAAAAACATTTGTACAAAGGACCTGATTAACATAATTAATGCCACCAGGCAAAAAATGTAAAGAGGTGCAAAGGGTAAAAAATGTAATATTGTCTTCATTGTCTTGTGTATTGGTTATTGGTTATTGATAAAATTCAAAACAAATTATTTTAAGGTCAAAACCAAACATATACGTTAACTCATCAGAATAAGAATAAGTAAACATTTTTTTATCACTGTCAAATCCTAATGTATCTATTATACCTAAATGATCATATTCACGATGTTTACATGTGTTGATCTGTTTATTAAATTTCCTGAAATGCAACCATAACCATATATCAAATAAAAAATGATTATTTTTGGTTACCTCAAATTTCATAGTTTTCATGATCTTAAAGTTTTTGGTTATATTAATCCGGTTAATCAAATAACCGGACTACTCTATATTGTATCCTGACTTGTAACAGGACAAATAATTTAAGATTCAAATCAAATCAATTCTATTTGAATGTTTAGTTACTTTGACATTATCTTGAGGGTAACACCTCCAGGAAATATACGATTTCTGCGTTGGCGTTAATCCTCGTAACGCGCAGCTATGTTGAGATGATTCACACCAGCTACATAACAAGAGTAAATGTATAACTAATAAATGATATAACAATACATATTTAAAGAAATATTTAAAGAACAGGCTAATATGGAATGATTATAAATAAGATGAGTAAGAAAGTTACTCAATAATGAGTAAAAAAACTACTCAATATATTAATTAAGAAATAAGTAATATATCAATACTAATATAGCATAGTAAGTAAGTAAGGATAAGAAGTAAGTATATTACTCAATATATAACTTGTTATAAATTGTAGATTTCTGCCGTATCCTGCCATTGTGTGCTATGGTTGTTGGGATCTGGTAAACCAGAACAAACAATATAATTCAGGCACAAACAAACAACTAAGTAGGACCAAAGATATAAATATGTTATAAAACATAGTGCCTCTATCGTACTATAATTAATATTATGTAAAATAGACAATATGTCAGTGAATTACAGCCCCTCCCCTATTCATAATGTATGAAGGCAAATAAGAAGATTTAAGGCACTATTATAGTAAGTGGATAGTCTGTTATGGTTGGTTGCCTGATAAGGCAAAGGAACCGGCTGCCGTCGTTGACGGATAGGAACAGAACAGACCGACCGACACCCTCTCTCAGAATGTACAAATTTATTTGATTTTCCAGAAACATTTGTCCATAAACGGAAGGTAAAAAATTTTCAAAAATAAATTTCAAATTTTTCAAACGATTTGTCAGAAATTATTTGTATAATGTAAGAAAGAGAAAAAGTATGAATCCAGAAGATTTGAGAATTGGGAATTTAATTGCAGCATTTACAGAAATCCATATTGTAGATGAAATTTTGAAATGTAGTGTTGAAACACATGAATTAGGAAAAATAGAACCTAAATCAAGTTACCCTTATCATTTACTTAATCCTATTCTTCTTACTGAAGATTGGCTTTTGAAGTTTGGGTGGACAAAAGATGGAACAAAATGGGACAGAGAAACAGAAAAAGAATTTGTTCTTTACCAAGGAATTTTTCTTATTATAGAAAAAGGGGGATGTTTTTATGTATGGCATGATTGTGATGAAGACAATTGGTATAGTTACATTGGTAAAGAATTAAAGTATGTTCATAAATTACAAAACTATTGTTTTGAAGTATATGACAAAGATTTAATTATAGAATTATGAAAACAATAAAGATTGACAGGAGTACTATTGAAAAGAATCCTAATGTAGGAAATACAAGGACTTATTTGCAAGGGAACTCACATGCTACATTTGAAATCGAATCTGAGGAAATCCCTCAATGGTTATCAGAAGAACCTTTTTATCCTACGGAGTGGTCTTTAGAATCTGATAGTAATGGTATGAATAGTATGAAAGGGGAAATCAGTGGTATGATTACAGAAGAAATGATAGAAAAATTTAAAATTACAAAAGGGCTTCATGTAAATATTTCTAAGGAACCTATTGTTATTGATCATATGCCTGAACCTGATTATTTATATGAATATGAAGAAACAACTTTAAAATGTAAACATTGTAAAAGTAAAGTGAATGGGGATGACATAGAAACAGATTGGGAAGATGACTATCCAATTAAGGTTTGTCCTGTTTGCAGACGTATTGATTCTTTTCCTGAATACAGGTATGAAAAAATTGAAGATGCTTTGAAATCTGAGAAATAGTTTGTATAATTGTATTATGGATAAAGAAAAACAAAGTTTACAAATCATAAAAGGTTTATATGACCCCAAAAAAGAAAACATTCTTGCTTTTTCTGGTGGTAAAGATTCTATTGTTATTTATCATTTAGCAAAGTTAAGTGGATTAAAGTTCAGGTATGTTTATTCAAATACTACTATTGACCCCCCAGGTCATATTGCATTTATCAGGAAGAATTATCCTGATGTAGAAATTTCTCAACCTAAGTTATCCTTTTATCAGATTGTGGCAAAATATGGATTACCTACAAGACAGTACAGATTTTGTTGTCAACTTTTGAAGGAGTATGTAGGGAAAGGAGCAAAAGTTTTTGAAGGTTTAAGAATTGATGAAGGAATAAAAAGAGGAAAAAGACTAAAAGAATTAAAAGAACCTGAAAGTTGTGACAGGAGAGTAAAAGGGAAAATACACGTTTATCCAATTATGTATTGGACTACAAAAGATGTTTGGGATTATATTAAAGAAAACAATTTACCGTATTCAGAGTGGTATGACAAAGGATTTCATAGATTAGGGTGTGTAGGATGTCCTTTATCATCATCATCGAGAATCGGGGAATATAAGATGTTTCCAAGGTATGTGTATGCAGTAATCAAGGCTATTGATAAGAACATAAAAGCAGGAAGAGGGATAAGCAGATTTTTTGACAATCCTTATGAAGCATTTTATTGGTGGATTACAGAAATGTCAATTAAGGATTTTAAAAGAAAAGGATTCTTTACAACAGACTATGAAAAAGAAGTTAAGAAAATGTTTCCATTAAATGCAGACAAAACAAAAAAGTTTAATTGAGAGTTTGGTAAATACTTTTACAGGTATGGGAGTAAGTTTTGTTATTCAACTAATCTTATTTCCTTTGATGGGAATTTCTGTAAACCTACACCAAAATCTTATAATCACTTTTATATTTACAATTGCAAGTATTGTTAGAGGGTATTTAATAAGAAGAATATTCAATAAATAGCATTTTTCTTTTCAATAATAGTTATATATCTATAATACAGTGATATAAGCAATTTTTTTCTCAACAATGCTCTTGATTTTCTTCAAAAACACTATTTTTCTTTTCAATAATGCTTCAATCTTAAAACCTTTCTTAAATTTGTCTTTAAAAAACACAAATCCTCTTAACTTCCTTATTTTCCTTACTTTCCAATAACCATTTAAAAATATTCTCTCCAAATATATTGTCTATTTGACATAATAATGTATATTTCGAGAAATTTATTGGTATAAAATGGATTGGGAAACAACTTCCAAATGGGATGATAGGTTTATACAACAGGCCACACAACTTGCAATGCTCGGCTTGGATGACAGGCAAATTGCAGCCGTATGGGGAATAGAACTTGTTACATTAGGGAAGTGGAAAAATAGTAAACCGGGACTTTATGAAGCATTGCAACAGGGAAGACAGCAAGCCCTTGGTATGGTAGCACAGAGTCTTTTTAAAGCAGCAATAGGATACGAGTATGATGATGTAGCTGTAACAAGTTACCAAGGGGAGGTTACAATTACACCAATTAAAAAATATAAGGGACCAAATCCTTGGGCAGCAGCAAAGATACTTGCAATAAAAGACACTTCATGGAGAGAAGTACAAAAGTCTGAATCAGTTCATACTAATATTAATATAGCAAAGCTGGATTTGTCTGCTGCATCTGTAGAAGAATTGGCATTAATAGAAAGCATACATAAAAAACAGTTGACAGAGAATGTCGGAAACTCTTGAGTTTGTAAGAACTCATAAAGAAAGACCTGTTGAAATTCAGGAAGATGGACTTTTAATGCAAGCCCTCAATAATCCTGTCGCCGTTACACGAGAGTTGAATAACAGGAGTCTTTATCATTTCTTACAATATTTTTGGCCTGTTTATTCATCAGCACCCTTCAAACCTAATTGGCATATTGAATTGTTGTGTAAAGAACTTGAAAAGTTAGCAAGGGATGTTGCAGCAAGAAAACCGAGAGACTATGACCTTATTATAAATGTACCCCCAGGAACGTCCAAAACGGTGCTTACAGGCATTATGTTTCCTGCTTGGTGTTGGACACAGTGGTATTGGATGCGATTCATTACAGCTTCTTATTCTAAGGATTTAGCACTTGAAACAGCAGAGTATAACAGGGATTTAATACGTTCAGCAGAATTTCAAAAGATATATCCTGATATAGGAATTAAAGAGGACAAAGATACAAAGTCTAATTTTAGAATTGTAAAAAGAGTTCCTGGACTTAGTGCTTCACATTTACCAAAATTACTTACAGGGGGTTCACGATACAGCACATCAGTAGGAAGTACATTAACAGGATTTCATGGGGATATTATAATAATAGATGACCCCCTTAATCCAAAACAGGCTGCATCTGATGTGGAATTGAAAGTTGCAACAAGTTGGATGGATGAGACTGTATCTTCCAGAAAAACGGATAAAGCAGTGACTCCCACCATATTAATAATGCAAAGGTTGAATCGTGAAGATCCCACAGGGCATTGGTTAACAAAACAGAAAGCAAATATCCGACATATTTGTCTTCCTGGGGAGTGTCGGAATTATGGAGCACAAGTGCAACCCCCTGAGTGGGTAAGATTTTATCAGGATGATCTTCTTGATCCTGTACGGATGCCTTGGAAAGTTTTACAGGATATGGAAGCAGACCTTGGGCAATATGGTTATGCTGGTCAGTTTGGACAGAATCCAACACCTCCCGGTGGAGGTATGTTTAAGGTAGATCATTTTCAGTTTGCCACAAGATTCCCAAATAAAAGAGTAGATCATACAGTAAGATATTGGGATAAGGCAGGAACAAAAGGTGGTGGGGATTACACAGTAGGACTCAGGATGTGTAGATTGGAAAATGGGTTTTATGTTGTAGAAGATGTAAAGCGTGGTCAGTGGGGAACAAATCAACGTGAGGATATAATTAAGCAGACTGCTGAGGCAGATGGGGTGGGTGTAGAAGTGTGGATTGAAACAGAACCAGGTTCGTCAGGAAAGGAAAGTAGTGAGAATACAATAAGGAATCTTGCAGGGTTTAATGTACGTCAGGAACATCCAACAGGGGATAAAGTGACGAGGGCAGATCCTTTTTCAGTACAGGTGAATAATGGGAACGTGATTTTGATGGCAGGAGAGTGGAATAAAGTTTATTTGGATGAGTTAAGATTTTTTCCTTTCAGTACACACAAAGACCAGGCAGACGCAAGTTCTGGTTCCTTCAGCAAATTGGTTGGAAAACGAATAGCTAGGAGGGTCACGTAATGGAAAGGTTAAAAACATCCCTAAAGTCCGGTATTTACCAAATAGTAAATACAATAAATAGTAAAATGTATATTGGGAGTGCAAAAAATTTAAAAAAACGTTGGAAAGAACATAAAAGATCTTTAATAGGAGGTTCTCATTTTAATAAGTATTTACAAAGGGCTTGGGATAAGTATGGGGAATCTAACTTTAAATTTAAGATTCTTTGTTATTGTGAGGAATGTGAATTACTTCAAAAGGAACAAGAAATGATTGATTTTTATCAATCTGCAAATAGTAACGTTGGATATAATTTATCACCTACAGCGGGGAGTACACTAGGTTTGCGAGGGCAGATTCCTTGGAACAAAGGAAAAATAAACGTGTATAGGGAGGAAACTTTAAAAGAAATGGGTAAAGGTGGTATTGGCAGGATACCTTGGAATAAAGGAACAGTGGGGGTTATGCCAGAACCTTGGAATAAAGATAAAAAAGCAACTCCTGAAATGATTAAAAAATTAAGTGATTCTCATAAAGGTATAAAACAATCAGAAGAACAGAAACACAACAAATCTGTAAATATGAAAAAATATTTTACAGAACATGAACACTGGAACACAGGTCTACATCATACAGAAGAATCTAAACAAGCAATAGGACAATATCAAAAAGGGAGAAAGAAATCAAAGGAATCTGTTAGAAAATCTGCTATTGCAAGATCCAAGATTACATTACAGTATGATTTGGAGGGTAGTTTAGTAGGAATATATGAAAGTAGGGGGGAAGCAGCAAAAGCAATTGGAGTGACTGTTGGTTATCTTTCAAGTCATATTTCAGGAAAATGGAAAACAGCAGGTGGTTATATTTGGAAGTATGCAGCATAATTGTTAAATAACTTAAATTATAATTAAATTTTAAACAAAATGAGTACAAATAAGGACAGTAACACAGGAGTAGTGAAATTTTTCAATATTGAAAAAGGTTTTGGATTTGTGGTAGATGATTCTAATGGAAAAGAATACTTCACACATGTGAGTATGACACTTGATAAAATCGTGAAGGATGATAAGGTGTCTTATGAACTTGTAGAAGGGAAAAAGGGACTTAATGCAATTAATGTAAAACGAATAAAGGAATAAGATGGGACAAGCAGAATGGTGTTATATAATAATAGGTGCTGTTATTCTGCTTCTTGCTGGAATTTTATTTTACACGAGAGATAGGAACTAATCATGTTCAATTGAGATTTTATTGATGATAAGTTCAAACTAAAAATGTAAAAAAATAAAAAGAACAGTAGATGTATTGTATG